CAGTTTTCTAGTCACTTTTTAGTTTTCTTTTTAGCAGTGGGCTTAGTTTCTTTGGGCTTTTTTGTTTCCTCTTCACCCTGTACCTTGAAAATATATCCCATTACTTTTTACCTCCTTTCTTTTTCTTTTTTGTTCCTTTGGGCTTCATTGAACCATAGTGTGAAGGCATGACAATAAAAGTAGCTGTCTTTATATTACTTCCTTTTGCGTTTTTTAGCAGTTGATAAAGCTATTGCTTGTGCTTGTTTTAATGTCTTGCCCTCTTTCATCAGCAAACGTATGTTGCCAGAGATAGTCTTTTGTGATTTGCCTTTTTTTAGTGGCATTTAATTAAAAGAAACTTTACCTTCATTAATATCTTTAACAAAAGATTGAAAATCCTTTGCCTTACCAGCAGCCTCAATAAATTTTCTACGTTCTTCAATATCAAGATTCAAAGAAGTCATCATCTGTGCTAAATCTCTTGAATTGTTAACAGTTTCTACATTCATAGACCTACAGTATCACTTACCACTATAGCTGATCTGTTGAGAATTACCCAATAATCAAGATTCCAGTGAACTAATTTGTCACCAACTTCATCAACCAAAGGCAAAGGCACTTGGTAGCCATCTATTCCAAGTATGGTGCAAGCTTCACCAACAGTATTGACTTTATATCCTGTCAGCTTTGTAGCTTTTGCAATCGTTTCATTTTCCCAATTTTTAAAAGTTGTTCTATACCAGTCGGAGTCAGGAAAAGCGTGTGCGCCTTTTAAGTTTTTTGTACTTGCACCTTTGTCCCAAGTTTTCAAATTTGCACCTTTTTTTATTCCAAAAGCTGTAATTCTTTTATTCTTGTCGGCTGTTGTAGTTGCATTTGTATAATTATCAGCTAAATCAAAAGCATTTTGGTTGCCCTGTTTGACCATAGCTTTTGTTCCATGAATGTTTCTTGACGCTGCATATGAGCCATTACCATAAATTCCATTACCTTGATAATAATAATCTCCTGTTTTTCCAATACCTTTGAACTCGTCAGACCATTTGTTATTAGAAACACCTCTATATACAAGTAAGTTTTCACCATCAGCACCTTTTACTAAATCTGTTCTATCTTTCAAAGCTTGAACATTCTTAACTCTATCTGGTCTTTTGTTGAAACCTTGCTTCCAGAATAGATAATCATTGTACATTGGTGAGTTTTTATCTATTGCTCTCTCAATGCTTAACCCTTGTTCTAACTTTCTGATCTTTGCATCTATAGGGCCAGTATAAGGCTCTTCACCTCTTAATTTTTGTAATTTTATTTCATGCTCTCTAAATTTTTTAAGATCAGCTATTAATTCTTTTTCAGTAAGTTTTTTAAGTGGTTTTGATTTTAGAAAGTCAGATACTACAGCAGTTCCTACCACCGCTTTTGGTTTACGTGTAGGGGCAGCAACAGTTGGCTTACGCTTGGCCACAGTAGGTTTACCATAAAGCTGTTTTAATCTTGCAAGTGAAACTTCAGTTCCATCATTGCGAATCATCTTTCTCAAAGCTGTTTGTCCTGAGCCTTCTTTTTTTGCTAATTTTTTAAATATTCTTACTTTTCCTTCACTTCCTAAAGTCTTGACTTGCAGCTTTCTATCTTGATTTAATAGCCAGTTTCCGTATGTTGTTCCCTGCGGAACTCTGCCTGTAGCTGATGGTCTGGTGTCAAACTGTGTTGCTGGCGGCTTTTCAAGGTCAGGATATTTCTTTTGCAAACCATCAAAGTCCACAACAGGGACAGTAGTAGATCGACAATTAAAGTGTTGCGGTGGTGTTGGGCCATTATTGTAGTCAAATGTTTGTCCATCAAGTCGCTGACATATAGCACTTGTTCGAGAATCCAGTGTTGCCACATATTCATATTTAGGTGATACCTTTTTATTTGCTGCATATACAGCCTGTGATGCTTGATTAGTAACTTGATTGACAGATGTTCTAACAATAGTCTGAATCTGATGATTAGCTAACTTTGTTAACTCACCACCAGCCAAAGCAATCTGTTTTACATTTCCTTTCTGCGAAAAATCAAGTCTGCCAATAAGTCTCCTACTGATCTGGTCAAGTGTCTCACCAGCAAACACTCCTGACCTAATCGCTAAATCTAATCTTTGGGCTGAAGATTCTGCTATACCCCTAAATGCTTTTCTTACTGTGTTGCCATTTGGCAGTGTGATTGATGCTCCCTGCTGGGCTGTAAGTTTGAATTTACCAGAACCAAATTCTTTAAAATTATCTTCAGTAAAAGCTTTGTCAGTAAATATGTTCACCTGTGATGGGTCAGTCATTATTACCGACTCTGCATACTTATCGCTGATTGCAACACTATTGATCGGGACATTACCAGATGCTGTGACTTTTTTTAATTCGTTTTGTATGAACTCAGATTGCAATTCTGCGACTCCTTGCATTTCTGTTCCCATATCTATAGCTGACCTTAGCCACCAAGTATCAAGACTATCTTTTGATTGCTTTATTATGGCTCTTAACCTTTTTCTTGTTTGCGGTGCAATGATTCTTGCTCCTCCTTTTGCTATCTCTGTGACTTGTCTTTGATCTATAGACCTTAATTGCTTTGCTGCGTTAAGGATTATTTCGTTGTAATTAACAACATATTTTAATGCAACAGAATTTGAATACCTATTGAGATCAATAGTTTCCCTAAAAAATACTTCTGGAGTGGACATTTATCATTCGTCCTCTGTGTCCGCTGGCTCTTGTGGTGGGGCTGGTGGTTCTTCTCTTTCTATAAGTCCTCCCTGCTGTGTGCCTTCGATCTCTTCCTCTACATCAAAGTCATCACCAAGCACCTCACCAGCAGATAGTTGATTCAACAATGTTTCCTGAGTAATAGTTCCAGCAGTAAACAATGTAAGCAATGATGTTATCTCCTGTGGTTCTAGTCTTGCACTTACAAAGTCCCTGTTCACAAAACTACTGCCAGCGTTAGGTTCATTGAGATATTCACTATGAAACTTAAGGCAGTTATCAATCAAGTCTTGCATCTGCTGTGCAATTACCATCATTGTGCTGTCATTCTGTGATCTATCTATCCTTTTGGCCTCTGCTGACTCTCCCACCAACTTCTGTCCAAGTACTGCGGCTAGTGAAAGTGTATTGATCTGTTCTGCAATATCTTTCAATCTTGTGAATTGGCTGTCATAGCTATCACCAGATGGGCTGATATATTCCATGCGAGACTCAGGTGGCAATGATAGTGCCTCATTAGGGCCTGTTGTTATCTCATCTGCATTTGGATAACCAAAGACAGCAAGCATAGGAACAGAACTGATATGCAAGATATTATCCAAGTCAGACTGTATCTGATAATGCTTGAGGTTTAGTTCTGCAATGTCATACAAAGGGCTGCGGCTTTCATAGTATCCAACTCTATTAGAGTAAGCAATGGCAAAAGGAATTTTGTCCTTAAGACTCATTTCACCTTCATCAAATAGTTTATATTCACCTTTCTTT